TTTCGTGCTTTCCAATCCGCCGCCCCTTTTTGACCGATCGGTAGATTCTAACCCCTAACCAACGGAGCCTGAACCCATGCAAACACTGACCGACACTCTCGCCGCGGCCATCGCCCGCGGGCTCGGTTTCATCGCGGCCGCGCTCGAAACCTGGCGCGCGGAGCTGGTAGCCGAAATTGAACGGAACCGCGCCGCCGCGGCGCCGGTGCCCCCGCCGTTGCCCGCGGCCGCCGCCCGCCGGGCTCCGCCGCCGCCGCCGGTTCCGCCGGTTCCGGCCCGCCGCCCGCGGCCCGTGCCGCCGCCGGTGCCCGTGTTCTTCGTCAACGGCCGCCCGGCCTACGTCGTCGCCCGCTCGTGAATCGTCCCCGAACCCGAACCCAACCCCAACCCCAACGGAGCCCGAACCCATGAAAAGCTTTCATCGCATCATCCGCCACCGCGACACCCGCGACCAATGGTACGAGGTGGAAACCGTTTCACCCGACGGCCGCCGCGCGTGGATTGCCACGCTCGACACGATCGCCGAGGCTCGCGACCTAGTGCGGCGGCTTGACGCGGCCGCGGCCAACCGGCCAACGCAAGCCGAACTGGACGCGGCCACGCAAAACGAACTGGACGCCGCCCGCGCGCACGCCGAAACCCACCAGCAGCTTCGCCGGGCGTTCGCGCAGTCCGGCGGGCCGGCGGCGTGGACAAGCTGGCGCGCGGCCACGATCGCGGCGCCGGTCGTGAACGCCCGGCGCGCCGCCGCCGCCGCCCGATTGCGGGCAGCTCTCTCAGCGTATCGGGCGGCCGATGAAGCCGCCGCCCTGGCCAACGACTAGCCGACCGCCGGCCGCCGCACGTCGCGGCGGCCGGCTCGAGCCCGAGCCCGAACCCGAAACCCACCAGGAGCCCGAACCCGTGAACGCAGCGCAATTCTGCCGACTCGCCGCCCGTTATGCGAACCTCCCGCCCGAGGTCCGCCGGACCGTAGATGCCCTGGCCATGGCCGATACGGCCGAGGCCGAGCGCCACGCCGCCCGCGGCACCGACGGCCGCCGGACGGCCGACCGTTTCGTCCTCGACCTTGACGCCGTCGGGGCGGCCGTCGGCCCGGCCACGCCCGCGGCCGCGCGTTGCGTCCCGATGTTTGCCGACTGAAAGAAAAAAGTTTTCCTCACCCCTTGACCCTATTTGTTCCGAACGGTACTATCTAGCAACCGGCCGCACGAGCGGCCACAACCCAGGAGCCCGAAACCATGACCACGACGAAGCCCCGCATCTACGTTGCCTGCCTCGCTGCCTACAACGGCGGCCGACTTCATGGCCGATGGATCGACGCCACGATCGGCGCCGACGCCATTCACGAGCAGATAGCCGCCATGCTCGCCGAGAGCCCCGAACCCGGCGCCGAGGAGTTCGCCATCCACGACCACGAGGGACTAGGCGGGATTGGCGAATACGAGCAGATCGACCGCGTCGCCGCGATCGGCGAGGCGATCGACCAGGCGGGCGACGACGCGCCCGCCTTGCTCGCCTGGCTCGACGGCGAGCCCGGCCGCGATCCTGCCGACTTCGCCGACGTGTATCGCGGAGTATGGGACTCTCTAGCCGACTACGCCGAAAGCCTTTGGGACGACATGGGCTACGACGCCGACAAGGCTAGCTGCGGCTCGTGGTGGCACCCGGCCCGTTACGTCGATTGGCAACGTATGGGCCGAGACCTCGAACTGTCCGGCGACGTTGAGACCCACCAGGCCGACGGCGGCCGCGTCTACGTCTACACCCGCGAGTAGCCGGCCCGCCCGCACCCCCACGGCGCCCGCGGCCGTGGGGCGACGGGCCGGCCGACTTCCGACCGACCACAACCACCACCAGGAGCCCGAACCCATGACCATCCGCGAAACCCTAACCGCTGCCGACCTCGACACGATCGCCGCGCAGATCGGCGACGGCTCCGCCCCCGTAGACAGCTGGGCCCGCCCGGCCGCCGGCGGTTATATGAGGCCGGACGACGCCCGCGAATACGTTTGCCACCTAGCCAGCGGCTCGAGCGGCCGGCGGCGTATCGCCCGCGTGACCGTATACCGCGACGCGGTCGGCCGCTGGACGATCGGCGACGTTGACACGTTCACGGCCGACACGTCCGGCAGTGTCACGCGAGACGACGACGCCGCCCGCGACATTCTCGCGGCCGTGGACACCGACCCCCGGCAGATCGTCCGCCCAGTCGAGGTTTGACGCCCGGCCGCCCCGGCCACCCCTTGCCAACCGGCGAGGGGGAACCGGGCCGGCCCGGCAATTTCGCCGGACCGACAACCCACGACACCCAGCAGGAGCCCGAACCCATGACGACCGCAACCCAGGCCCGTAGCCGATGCCACTACGTTGAGAGACTCGCCGCCGTGCTCGGCGATGGCTCCCGCTGGGAGTATCGCGGGGAGTGTGCCGAACTTCCCAGGGCAACCGGCCGTTGCGCGTGCGGCCACCACGGGCTCCGTTTCCTATTCACGCTCCACAACATCGACGACGGCCGGACCGCCATCGTCGGGAGGGTATGCGTCACAACCTATGCCGGCATCACTCCGGCGACGCTCGAGGCCGTCAGGGCGGACGCCGATCGGCTCGAGGCGGCGGAGGCCGAACGTGCCCGCGTCGCCCGCGACGCCGCGAAGCAGGAAGCCGCCGCCGCGGCCATCGCGGAGCTGTCCGCCATCGAATACGCCATCGACGCCGCGGTTCAAGCTTGGCGGGATTCCCACCCCGCCAACCGTTGGGAACCGTACCACGTTTACCGCCGGCCGGGCGCCGGGCTGCGGCTTCGCGATCGTCAGCCTGTCCACCAGTGTATCCGGCTGCCCCAACTCAAGACGCCGTCGGGGATAGCCGCCCGCATCCGCCGCGAAATACGGAAGGCGGAAAACGTGCTCGCCGAGGTCCGCTCCTACGCATAGACAACCAACCCAACCCCAACACCAACCCCAACCGAGGAGCCCGAACCCATGCCATCCACCACCTACCCCCACCCAGCCGCAATCGTGGACGTGCCCGCGACGGTGCAGCATCGCATTGAGCACGCCCGCCGGCTTCAGAAGACACGCCAACGCATCGCCCGCACGATCGGAACCTACTACGTCCGCGAAGAGCGCGCGGACTGTTTCAACGGGTCGCAGCACACGCGAGACCGGGCCGCCGCCAGCGCCCGCCACTGGCGAGCGATCGCACTGGCGAACGGCTGGAGCCCGTCCGCGATCCGGCGGCTCGTGCTCGCCGACCTGGAGCGCCACGCCAACGCCTAGCCCCGCCGACGCCCCCGCCACCGGCCGCCCGCGGGCCGGAACCGGGGCCGCCGGCACTGTGCCGAACGCCCGCCCCTACGAGGAGCCCGAACCCATGCCAGCCTATGCCCAGAAAAACATCGACCACGCAGCATACCCCCGGCTTTGCCGCCGGCGGTCAGACGCAGAGCTGCTATTCGTGATCGCCGACGCCCGCGCCGCCCACGACGCAAACCCCGAGAACCCGAACGCAGGATACTACCTCGATGAGATCAGCTATTGCGCCGACGAACTGGCCAGGCGGGCCCGCGGCGGCCGCCGGCAGCGGCCGACCGCGGCCGACGCCGCGGCGGCCGAACTGGCGGAGCTGCTCGAGGATTGACGCCCGGCCAACCCATGGCCAACCCGGCCCGAACCCATGGCCAACCCACCCCGAACCCATAGCCAACCCACCCCGAACCCATGACGCTTGACGCACAGTGTCGATCGGTAATAATTCGCCCATGGCAAAGATCGACCCCAAAGCCTACGTTTCGATTCAGACGGGAGCCCGTATCGCCGGGCTGTCCCGGCTCCACTTGCGGCGGCTTATCAAAGCCGGACGCATCCAAGGAATCGAAATCGACGGCTACTATTTCGCCCTGCGGACCTCATGCGAGAAGTTCGAGCGCGACCCAGTTGGACGCGGTCGCCCCCGAACCCGCCCGGCGGACGGCAGGGGGTAAGACGCCGACGGATTCCAAACCAGTTCACGCTTGACGATGAATGTTCCGATAGGTAGTATGCCAGAGACAACCCGGCCGCACCGCGGCCCCAACCCAGGAGAGAACCCATGACGCCCATCGAACGCTACAAGATGATTGCCAGGCTTTCGGCCTTCCGAGACTGCGACCCGCTCACCCAGCCGATCGTCCACGCGATCGCCGGCGGGCGGGAGATGCCCGAAAAGTTTGCCATCCTCGACACCTACTACGACATCGGCGCCCCCGAGGTGGAGCACCGCTGCGAGCGCATCCGGCGGGAGGTTCGCCGCATCACTGCGGCCGCCGGCATCCCCATGCGTGAGACGTTCACCATGCTTGATTCCAAGATTCCCGCGTGACCCCACCCCAACCCAGGAGAGAACCCATGACCGACCTCGAGCACCTGGCGGCCATCGGCGGCCGTTTCGTCCGGCTCGCCCGCCGGGAAAAGCGCCCGCTCGGCGCCGCATGGCAAACCCGCAGCACCGACAACCCGGCCGACGTGGCCGGATGGCTGCGGTCCGGTTCCAACGTCGGCCTACTCCTCGGCCCGGCGTCGGGGCTCGTGGACGTGGAGTATGACGAGCCCGACGGGCTCGACCAACTCGCGGCCTACGGGATAACCGACCTCGCCACCCCAACCTGGCGATCGGCCAGGGGCGAGCACAGGCTATTCCGTTGGGAGCCGTGGATGCCGCCCGTGGCCGTGGTCAAACTGGACGCGATCGAAATACGGATTGGCGGCCGGGCGGCGCAGTCCGTCCTTCCGCCGTCCCGCCACCCCGACGGGACAACCTATGAATGGATCGTCCCGCCCACCGTGCCCGTCGCCCCGTTTCCGTCGCAACTTCTTGCAGGAGCCTACGCATGAAACCGTTTTTCGCGATCCGCATAGATTGGAACCCAGCCGACTCCGAGGATGAATCGCACCGCGACGCATTTTCTATCAGGAAGTCTATCGCCCGCCAGGTGAAGCCAGCGCCGACATGTTTCAAGAGCCAAGAAAAGCGTGAAGCTCCGCTGCGAGACGACGCATCAAACGTCGTCAAGTGTATTACAAGTTGTATCGAGCGGTTGGGTGGCGAAGCAGGATGGCGCCTTCCCGGTTTGATAGCGGACATAGTATTTGATCTTTCAATCCGCGATGGCCTGGAGGAGCAAATCATCAACATGACGGAAATCGCCGTCGATGGATGCTCTGACGAGTTTTTGGACAGCCTGCAAAAACTGATCGACAGCGAGAAATCAAAAGCCAAGCGAGGGCCAAAGGCATGATCCGCGACGCCGTCCGCGCCGCCCTGGCGGTCGCCGTGCTCGCGGCGGCCGCCGGGATCGTCATCGAAACGCGGCACCAGCTCCACGTTGCCGACCTGGCGTACCGGGCGGCACTCGCCGGCCAACCCATGCCGGCCTGGCACCACGTCGGACAACCCGTGACGCCCGAACCCGGCCCGCTACGCCGTGTCGGCCGGGCGACGCTCGACCTGGCAGACGCCGCTATCGGGGTTTTTCGCCGGTAGCCAACCTGGCGGACAACCCACGCAGCACGAGCCGCATCCGCTCGTCGGACCACCAGAGATTCAGCAGGACCGTAGCGATGGCGTCAACGGTCCCACGCAGCAGTAGGGACCACAGCGGCCCGACGCCGTGCCGGGCCTCCCACTGCTCCCGAACCTGGGCCCGAACCAGCGCGATCGCATGGTCGAGTGCCTTGTGGTTGCGGCCGCCGTTGCTCTCAATCGCTTCCAGGTGCCGGTGCGGCCAATGCCGGACAACCAACCTGGCCAGCTCGTCAAACCGACTGCTACAGATCGCCGCGCGACTGCCGCAGGCTTGCCGAAGGTGAGCGGTGAGCTGCTCGAGAGCGTCCACGACTACCTCGGCGGGCACCGGCCGTCGGGGCACGATGCCGGCTTCTTGACGCATCGCGAGCACTTGCACGGGCACGGCTGCAGGATTCGCCCATCGGGCTTCCAATAGCCGTTCACGCACGTCCGGCCGCAGACACACTCCGCAGGGGCAGGGGGCGGGGCAGGGGATTCGTCCGGCGTCATGCTGGCTCGAGCGGCGGCCACCGCCGCCGCGGCCCGCGGCGCCTGGCGGTCAATCTCCGCCGGATCGGCGGACAACCAGACCAGCCACGACACGAACCAACGCCAGATCGTCATGATTCACCACCCTTGCCCGTGATCGACCAGGGGATAGCCGTCCTCACCGACCGCTCGTGACTGCACAAGCCGCGTCGGTTGCTCGGGCGGCGCCGGCTCGGCCACGAGGGCGAGCCAGAGCAAACTCTTGGCCGTCTTGACGATCCACCGCAGGACGGGGCGATCGGTCTCGGGCGTCGGCCGCTGGGCACCGCCCGCCAACCAGTAGCCGACGGCCAGGGCGGCCACTACCACGAGCAACGTCTTGCGGTCGAGCATCGAAATACCCTCACGGCGACAGAGACAACGAACCAGGATCGAACATCACGTCGGGGGCGGCCGGCCGGGCCTCCGCCGGCACCGGCTGCAGCCAGTTGCCGTTATGGAGATCACGCCACTTGAATCCGGTCTTCACGTTGCCAATCGCCCACGCATCACCCAGCATCCCCTCGACCACGCGACGCCGCGCCCAGAAGGAGCCCGCGGGCATATCGTCCGGCCATCGGTTGTCATAGGGGCCGCACCAAGACGGCCCCCAGGAATTGAGAATCAGAACGCAGTCGTCCGGCGAACCGTTGGCCTTGTAGCGGATGCCTAGGGCCACGAGCTGGTGCATCCACTGGCCGCTGGCTTCCATGATGCCCGACGGGCCTAGCTTGCTCGTGAACCCCTGCGAGCTGGCGAGCGTTACGGGGAACCCGGCTTCCAGGGCCGCCGCCAATTCCGCCCAGGTGCGGACGGCCACGACGTGACGGCAGGGCGATTGCTTGGCGACCTTCTCGAGCCCTGGCCGGCCCTTCTCGCCACCCGCCCCGTAGGCTCCCCAATCCTTGGCCAGCTTGGGGTCGTAGGTCGTCAGATCGAATCCGAGATCGGGAAACGGCTCGCGATACACGACGCCCCAATCCCGCAACCACTTCGCGGCACCGAACCCGGTAGCACCGTCGGACCAGCCGGCGAACGATCGCCCCATGGCCTGGCACCTGGCCCCGCCATAGATGGCTTCCGTGCTCGGGAGGATCGGTGGCTCCGCCGCGTCGCCCAGCGACCAGGCCACGCTCTCCTGGCAGTAGACAGCGTGCATCGCACCCCAGCCTATGCAGTCCCCTATGAGCTGCCGGCCAACCACGAACGGCTTTTTGTAGCGGGCCATATGCGCCCGATACATCGGCCGATAGAGGAACGTATCAACGCCACGGGCCTGGCGGATGCACTCGGCCCCGGCTTGGGCAAAGTAGGGCTCCGGCAGACTCGCCAGAAACGCCCGTTCGCCCACGGGGTCCGGTTGATACCCGAAGTTCCTTGGCGTGGGGCCGCCGGCGCCACGCCAGTGGACGAACCACGCCACGGCCACGCCGGCCAGCAGAGCCGCCACGAGCAGGCGGGCCGGCCGGCGGTGCGAGTAGGTGTCACCGGCAGGCATCGGCTGCAGCCCTCGCCACGTCGCGATATGCCGCCACCCATGCCGACCGCTCGGCGGGCGACAGCGGGCCACCGGCCACTCCAGCGGCTTGATCCAGGTAGCCCTTGATGGCGTCCCTGGCCAACGGGTGCCGCTCGCCGAGGCTGACGCCGCGGCACATCAGTAGCCGGGCCCGCTGACGGAGTTGATCCATGGCCTGGCCGGTCCGCAGGAGCGGCTCGGGGAGCCCGGCGTCGTACTCGAGTTCCGCCGCCACCTCCTCCATGAGCGCCGCCGTGATGGCCGCATCGACTGCGGCCGTGGGCCCGACGAACTTCCCGCGAAGGTCGAGCTTCGCGTCGGCCGGCGGCGGGGCCGGAGTCGGGGAGTCGGGAACGGCCGGCGATGAAACCCATGCGAAGACGGCCGCCACTCCCAACAGGGCGGCCGCCAGGTGCCGCCGGCCGAGGGCCGGCAGCTCCACGTCCGCCATGATGGTCTCGGCCTGACGGACCAACCACGGCCAGGCCAGCACGGCCAGCGACGCGATCGCGAGGAGGGCGAAGATCATGCGGCGGCCTTTCGCACCAGGGGCAGGAGGGACTCGACCGCACCGGCGGCCGCCATCAGCACGAGCGTCCGCACGGTTGGCCGGACGACCAGCCAGACGGGATAGGCCAGAGTCGGCACGGCCTCGTCGGCCACGGCGTCAAACAGCAGACCGACGGCCTCGACAACCCACGCCTTTTTCCTGGCCCCGTCCGCCGGGATGCTCTCGGCGGCCGCGATCACGACCCTCATGAGGGCAACCGCCAGCTCGCCAAACTCCGCCACCGAAATACCGCCGGCGGCGGCTTCCTGGGCGGCCAGGATGAACGATCGCACCTTCTCGGCGACGCCGGGCAGGCCGCTGGACGCAAAGACGGGAGCCTCGTGAATCATGTATCCACCGTGCTCCCGACGCCCACCACCAGGAGGTCGATCGACACGGTGCCGCCCGACGGATTGGCGATGTAGATGATGTTGTTCACCGCGTTCGTCACGGTCCAACCGTCTTGGTAGTCGCTCACGCGGTAGTCGCCGCCGCGGTTGACGCGGGCGGAATAGCCGGTCGTGTCGCTCGGCCCGATCGCCCCGACGAGGACGTACCGATTGGTGGTCGTCGTGTTGACGACCAGAAAAAACTCTTTCAGCGTGTTGATGACGACCTTCCCGCCGAACCCGAACGCCGTTGCCCCAAGGTTCAAGAGGTTCAGCGAATAGACCTGGCCGGCCGTGATGCTGACCCGGTCGCGCCACGCCACGTTCGCCTCGCCGGCCCCCGTGCCGTTGCCGACGGTCCTCGAGGTCTTGAGTTCCACGGACTCGCCGAGACTGCCGATCGTGGGCGAATCGGAAAACGAGTAGGTGAGTCGGGAATTGCCGCTCACGGACAAAGAGGTGGCCATCAGCTAATCAGTCCTTCCTCGTAGAGTCGTTTGGCGGTCGTGACGTTGCACCCCAGCTTGAACGCCAGCAGTTCCCAGAACGTGACGGACGGCCTCGGCCGGCTCGTGATGGACCCGATCCCGACGCCGCGACGTGGTTGGTAGTGAACGTGCTCGCCCGATGGCGGCGCCAGGGGCTCCCGGCCTCGGCCGGTAGTCCGAAACGCCGTCTCGTAGCTCTGGGCACGCGCGATCACGGGCAACGCTCCTACCCTCCATTGTACGGATGTTCACCACGTTTCCCGCGCGCGGCATCCCCACGAAACAGCGGACGGATGGTCATGCCGTGCGGCACTCCGCCAGCGTGGCCGCGTATCCGGCCAGGTCGATCGGCGTATCGGCGCTTTGCCGCGGACCGCCCGTGTCGCGGGCGATCTTGTCGAGCGTCATGATGATTGGCCAATCGTCCAGGGCGAAGGGCGGTGCCCCGGCCGCAAGCCTGCGGCGAATCCGCTCGGCGAAGGCCGCATTTAGCAGGCCGATCGTGATGGCGAAATGGTCCCGCGGCGGCCCGTAGGTTCCACGTCGGTCGCGGATGGTGGCGATGGCCGTTTGCAGGAGCCGCTCGGCCGGCGTGACCTCGGCGGAGGCCGGCGTGGCAAACACGCGAGGCTCCTTGATCCGCTCGTGCATGGCGTTGTGCTTCTCCTTGATGGCATCCCAGGCGGCGGCCATCGCCCCCTCGTCCATCGCGGCGACGCACCGCGGGGCATCCTCGAGCAGCTCGTCGTCCTCGGCGATCTCCCGGTCTGGATCGGCGAGCGGGCCGCGGGTGTCGATCGTCTGGCAGAGGGGAGCCCCCTCACAGCAGGCCGCTTCGGCCACCGCCAGCCGGCCCTCGACCGCCGCCCGCAGCTCGTGATTCGCCCGTTCCAGTTCCGAGATCGTGCCCATCAGCGTCTTCCTTTCTCTTAGTAGTCGAAACGCATCAGCGGCCAACGAGCCGCTGGTCCCTTGATCCCACGTCCCTTGAAACCGCCGGCAACGCCGCTCCACGTCGGCGAGGTAGTCGGCCGGCAGCGGCTTGCTCACGCCGGCCTCCGCTTCTCCAGGTCGCGGTCGGCGAATATCGGCAGGGCTTTCGTGACCTCCCGGCGGCCGTGATCGACCACGACGAAACTCTGGCACGGCGGCTCAAACTCCGCCTTGATGCGGATGGCGTATGCGTTCATCCCGATCAGCGACCCGTTGGAAACGTACCTCCCACGGAGCCAACCGAATTGGTGCCAGTGACCGAACAGGTCGAGGTGCGCCGGCTGCGAACGATTCCACTGGGCGATGGCCTTGTTCACCGGAATCGTGATGCCGCCGACGCCGCCTCCGTACCGGATGGCGTGGCCGTGGTGATAGCGCACAACGAATCCCTCCAGGTCGAGGAACCCCAAGTAGGACTCCCCGACTTGCCAGCGGACGTTTTTCCGCCGTTCCTCGCTCGCCAGGATGATGTATTGGTTCTGTTCAAAACTGTGGTCGTGCTCCGTGCTGGCCCGCGGCTTGCCGTGGTTGCTGCGGCCGTGGTTCCCCGGTTGCGTGACGACGACGACCTCGCGGGCCATATCGGCGGCCAGGTCGATGATGCCGCGGAGCCTGGCCGCGGCCCAACGCATGGCCGCATGGGGGGCCAGGCTCGTGGACTCCAGCAGCTCCTCGTGGATATGCCCCGAGATGAAATCGCCGAGGGCCGCGATCACGAGCCGGTCAACCTTCACCAGTTGCCGCTCGTGCTCGACCAGCGTGGCGAACCGCTCGGCCAGTTCCGTGATGCGGGCGTCGGCCACGTCGAGGTTGTAGCGGTTCCACTGGCCCGCGGCCCCGACCTCCTGGCCCACGGTTTCCTCGACGTGCCAATCCGACAGCACGACAATCGCCGTCGCCTGGTTGCGTCCCTGCTTGGCCTGGCGGGCCGGTGGCATCTTCTTAGTTTCGATGCCGGCCAGGGCGGTCAGGGTTGCCACTCGATCCCGCTCGGCGTTGAGGGCGGCCACTGCGGTCCGGTGCCGCCCGCGCAGGCTCGCCACCTCGGCCCGCAGCCTGGCGATCTCGGCGTCGGCCGCGAGCCGCTCCGTAGCGGCCACGTCAGCGGCGACGGCCTCAACTAGCTTCGACGTAGCCAAGTCTCGACCCCCTGTTCGCCTATCGAAATACCCTCGGACGCCAGGCCGGTGGCGATCGCCCTTGCGGCCGTCCGACGCCGGCTTCCCAGTGCCCCCGATTTCCATGCGGCCAGGATTTCCTCGAGCATGGCGGCCTGCTTCGGCGTCACCCGTTGCCACCACGGCCGGACGCCGTTCGGCGGGATCAGCGATTGAATCGTCTGCACGATGCCCTTGGTGGCCATTCAGTCGTCCTCGTGGTCGTCGTCCTGGCGGAACCCCTCGGCGTCGAGGATGGCGGCCGCCGTGCTGGCCACCTCCTCGACCGTGGACTCGCTCAGATCGGGAAACCTGGCATGAAGGATTTCGTGGAGGAGCACGTCCATCAGCGCCAGCCCGTGCATGGAGCGGTGAACGCGGATGGTCCGCTTCTCCCAGTTGCAATCGCCCTCGCGGTCTCGCGGGTAATCGACGCGGCGGATCGACCACCGCCGATCCCCGATGTAAACCCGCGTCGGCTTTCTACGCTTCGGGCTCATTAGTCGGTTCTGCCATGCCCTCAATAGGCGTCAACCCCGGTTTCGTGCTAGCACCGCCGATACCGAAATACCGCTGCCCCAGCCGATTCATCAGCTTGCGGCGGGCGTCGCAGTTGCACCCGTCGAGGCCGACGGCCTTGGCCGCAGCGTCGGCCCGTTCGGGCGTGATGCCGACGGCGGAGGCCGCGGCGGCGACGAGGTCTCCAAGGCCGGGCGTCATAGGAGTTGCAGCGTAATTAGATCGAACGGGGCTATCGGGTTGTCCCAAGTATCCGGCGCAAAAATCCAAGCCATGCGACTAACGTAGAAGTCGATGGTCACGGGCTCACCTCGCAGAAAGTTGAACCCGTTGTACGGAAATGGGGCGCCAGGAACGGAGCGGTAATTTCCGACGTTGTTGTTTTCGAACCCTTCGCTTGGATGGTTGCCTATGTACCGGACGCCATGCCAATACGCTGTACCGTTCATCCGCATCGTGATGGCCACCAAGGTCTGCCAGTTACCATCATGAAATGTTCCGAAATTGTATGAAGCCGAGCACGGAAGCCCCGGCGACGTGATGATGCTCGCCGCAACCTCGACGCGCACCACGCCCTGCAATTTCGCAAACGTCGTGTTTCCGAACAGTTCGACGTAGCGATCGCCCGCCCACCAAAAAGTTCCGTCTGCAAGAGGTGTTCCGTCGTCCGCCGTGTTCCCGAGCGTGACGTTGAGGTCTCCGGCCGTCATCTTCAACTTCGTGAAATCTTTTCCTTCAGCGGAGTTTGTGACGTGGCCGCGGCGCTTGCGGTATTCGCACTGCGTAAGTTGTATGTAAGGGAACGGATCGTCAACATTCTCTGGCAATATAGCAGGCGCAGTAGGATCGCACACAGCCAGCCCAGCATCAGATGGGAGTGCGCTGGGGATTTCCTGCGTGACAATGCTTGTCACGAGCGTTGCGGGAATTGCAACGTCGCACTCTAAAGATGTGTAATCGTCTGTAAACTCTACGTCGATCGCGTCAAAGATATGCCGTACACCAGAAGGGCTAAATGTATGTATTACACTTACGAACGACTGCAACTCCGCGGCCGCCCATGTGCCGCGCATTTGGTTTGTTCCAGGATAGCCGCCGTCTTTGCGGTTACCCCAAGTTCCTACATAAACAGCTACAACGGATTCCGCGCCTATGCGTTTGTGTGTCACGCGAACATCAAAAGCGACGTGCGAAAACTCTCGCGGCGTCACTCTCCATGGGGAAAAAAGGTCGGAATATACCTCTGTCCGTGCTGGCATTGTTGGGATCATTACTTTGCTGACGGACTGGCCATTGCGCAGCAACTCCAGTTCGTAGAAGAATGATTTCGGCCACTTGCACCGACCGTTGCTAATGCCGGATGGAAAAACATCGACTCCCGCGGCGTCAAACATCAGAGTCTTCCACGGGCGATCTTCTGCGTTATCGACGACGCGCGAAACACGAACCTCAATCGCGGCATTTTTGCCGTCTGCGTCGCACCCCCACCGAAACTTGGCCTTTACCGGAACTGCTTCGTAATCGGTGAACACATATAATTGATCGTTTCCGGTAAGCACTGCCGGGAAACGAACGTCGTATGTTGTATTGTCAGTCGTAATTTTATTTATAGCCGGCTTGTCTGCTTGCAACGTGATGGCAGACGACGCTGGAACGCAGTCCTTGTCGCAACACGCGCGGCAGTTGTAGTTTTTCCTTGGCACTACATGACCCCCACTGCCCACCGGTCCGAGTTGATTGCACCCGGCTGCACCCAGAGAAGATTCACCATTCCGCAGCCCGCGGTCTCGAGCCGGCAGACTCCGCCACCGCCCTTGACCTTGGCGAAACGGTGCGACGTGTTCTTGAGCTGCACCTTGCAGGCGAAGACGCCGCCCGTGGCCGCCAGGCCGAACGCACCGTCCTTGACGTTCTCAAGCATGACGACAAACCGGTCAGCGTGGTCCGCCACGGTTGGCGTGACGCCGGTGATGACAGGCCGGCGGATGAACTCCAACTCTTGGGACGCGCCATCGCTTGGGTTGATAACCACGCCAGACACGCCGAGGACGCTCCCACGCTCGACATCCTGGCCGCTATCGTTGCGTATGAAGACCGCGTTGGGAGCGGGCTGGATGCCTACGGAACCGGGCCCGTTGGTCGCGGGAAGGTTTCGCACACCCTCCATCAGCCGGTTCCATGCCGCGGCGGGGATTTGCAGCGATTGGCCCGGCTGGACGCTGCTATAAGGGTCTGGCACGGTTATTTCCCTGGCACGGCCGGGAAGCTGCCGCCGATGGCGAGGACACTGAAATCCACGGCCTCGTAGATTGCGTTGATGGCGACGTACTTCGGCCTGCGAAATATGGTGCCGGACGTTGCGGCCGTTTCGTACATGACGGACATTTGCTCCCAGCCTTGCTTCCCGCCCACCTCAACGTCGCCGACCTTGAAATATGTGTCGATGTTGGGCCGGGCGGAGAACGAAAACGTCAGGGACGCGGCGGTAGCCCCCCGGGTCGCTTCGCCGCGGACCCCCATGAACAAGACCTCTCCAGCCTTGAAGATTTTCCAATCCTTGTAGTTCACCTTCCCGGTCGCGTGGTACAAGTCGCCGATGTATTTGTTTGTCATCCGTTGCATCGGAACCACCCACGTCTCGGACCAGTTGAACAGCGGCACAACCTTGTCGATACCCTTGACTTGATCGCCCTCGACGTTGATCGCGCCTTGAAGGTCCGGTTTTGTTGCATCTTCGCCGGACCGGGCGTGAACCATTTGGCCAGACAGTCCGACGTTCGACCCCTGCGCGAGCAACTTCGCGTTGTTGTTCTGGTCGATGGTCTGCGTGATGTGCTCGGTTCCGCCGGTCGTGTCGAATGACAGCGTATTGGCGATCGAGTCGTCGCCACCGTCTTCGTTCTGCTCGGAATCTGGCAGCTTTACGTCGTAACTGGCCGTTATTTCGTACCAACGGTTTCCAAGACTGCGCACGTCAAGCCGGTTGCGGCGGAGGTCGCCGAGATACACCGGCGCAAGTTCGTTGCCCTTGGTTTCGGCGGCGTCATAGGACGCCATGCCGCTGACCAACCACCGCAGGCTCTTGTCTCGGACGAGGATGCCGTCGTCGTTGAGCGTCAGTCCGCCGGACTGCGAATCGAACAGTTCGATGACCTGTGGATATGCCATGCTGCGAGCTCGTCAGGTAAACGCCAGGGTGCCGGCCCCGCGGAGCGACCGTTCAATCCGGTCGAGCAGGGCCACTTGACGCTCAGACGCCGCTGCGGTCTTCTCTGCGGCGGAAACCATATCGCGGTCGTCACCGGCAACCGGGGCGGAAACCCCTTGCTGGACTGCGGCCATGGCGTTCTGGACGGCGGCCGGGTCGAAAGCCTGGATGCCACCCTTGCCGAAATCGGCCTTGTCGAGAAGGGCTTCGATCCCGTCGGCGGCCCGCTTCGTGTTGTCGGCGATCTCTGGCTGAAAGTCGGTTTTTGGGCCAATGCCGATCTGGCTGGCGATTCCGCCGGCAAACGTGGAAAGCACGTCGCCGAAGCCAACTGGAGCCGCCGCACCAGGCGATTGCGCGCCTGGCCCAACTTCCACCCGCTCGCGGCGCTTGGCGGAAGTCTTGTCCCCAGGAGCCTTATCCTTCGCGTTGGCGCGATCCCTGGCCCGTGCCAGGTCTCCACGCAGACCCTCGAGAGTGCCGTCAAAAAATGCGTCTCTTGCGTCATTTGCGGCCTGCCTAGCGTCGGCATTGGCTTGGCGAGCGTCCGCACGAGACTGCGCCCGACCGTCTGCACCGCCTGACTTTTCACGCTCGCGCGCAATTCTCGCATCGACTTCTCCGAGTGCTCGCTGCAGCTCTCCGGTAGCCCACGAGAAATCGAACGCGGACCGAAAATAGAGCCCCAGTTTTTCTAGCGACCCCTGGAGCGTGAGTATGTCGGCGCCGAACAGGCCCAAGAAGCGATCCACCCCCTCAATGAGCTTGTCACCTATGAATGACCCAGTGGAGGCCGCGGTGTTCTGGATCGCCGACCAAGCGTTGGAGAACAGTTGCGACATCTGCGTCAGCGCGATGGCGAGATTGAGGTTCATAATCTGCCAGGCCGTCCTGAAGTCGAGTTTCCCGACCGCGGCCATGATGGCGTTCACTTCCGTGCGAAATGCTGGCGACAACTGGTAGGTCGCCACCAAGATCGCAGCGATGCCACCGACGAAGGCCGCAACAATGAGCCCCACCGGCGTCATCAGAACAGCGAGCACGGCCGCCACGAGGGAAACACCGGCCGCAACAACCTTGAACGCCAGGCCGAGCGCAATCGCCGCGATCCCCAACGCGAGCATCCCGGCCACGACGCCAGTGACCACTTTTGCCGCAAGCGGGAACTTCTGAATCAAGATTCCGAGCACGTCCATCATCCACACAAGACCAGACACGACACTTCCGGCTGAATCGCCCAGCGCCTTGGCGAACGCGATGGAAAGACGCTGCACCCCAGCGCCGAGCCTCTCAAACGCCCCGCTCAACCCGCTCATGAGAATCTGGAACTTCGCGGCCACCGGAAGGTTGCTCTCCATGGCGTCCGCCATGGTCGTGAACCCTTTCGTCCCGACGTTTAGAAAGGCACCGACGACACGGATTCCGCGATCGCCGAACACGTCGGTGAGGACTTGATCGCGGACTTGTTCGTCAACGCCCACCAGCGCCTTCTCGAGCACTTCGACAATCTGCACGAGCGGCAGGATTTTTCCGTCCGCTCCGCGGAAACTCTCAACAGACAATCCGATCCTCGCGAGCGACTGTTGAGCCTCCTTGCTTGGCGACGTAAGCCGCACGAGCATCGTCTTGATGCCGGTTCCGGCCTCCTCGCCGCGGATTCCGAACCGTGCTAGGACGGCAAGACCCTGCGAAATATCGAATAGCGATTGGTTGAACAACGCGCCGGCAGAGCCGACGAGAGCAAATGATTCCACCATCGCCGCAATAGACGTTTCCGATGCGTCGGCAGCGGCCGAAAGGGTATCGACTGCCTCAACTGCAGACACGCCAAACGAGTTCATGGCCACTTTCATGAACACGGCCGCGTCTGCCATCTCGACGCCGGACACGCGGGCGAACTGAACAGCCGATTCGGCCGCCCCTGCCAGCACGTCCTTCACGTCCATGCCGGCCTTGGCCAGCTCGAGCATCGCGTTGGCGATCTTTTCCGGCGCCACTCCCATCGCGCGGGACAGTCGCAGCGCTTCGGCTTCCATCACCTTGACTTGATCGGCCGTCAGCCCGGCGGCCGCGCGCATCCCGAGAAGGGCGTCCTCAAACCCGGCGGCCTGCCGGGCGGCCAGGACTAGCGGAAGCCCGGCGGCCGTCCCGGCCAGCATGGCCTTCGTTCCGAATGACTGCATGGCCGATCCAATGGCCTTGAGTCGTCCGTGGACGCGGGCCATCGCCCGCTGGAACTGGCCGTCCTTGGCGAAGATTTCCACGAACGCGGCGCCGGCCCGAACGCTTCCAGCACTAGCCATAGTTCATTCACCAAACAGTTCGTGGAAGACTTCGGGCGTTATCAGCTTGGGTCTAACTTCCGGCGTTTCGTGGAAGGGGTTGAACTCGTGCGGCTGATACGGTTTCGGTCGCTTTTTGGGATCGCGGTGGATTGAATACTGCTGCGCTACGAGGCTCGACGTGTGATTCCATCGCTCGCGTTGTTTCGCCTCCGACGCCCAGACGAGGCCGCGGAGCGTCCACTCGCCGGGATGGACGCCGATGATTCCGGCAAGTTCGTAACAGAGTCGGTAGGGGTCGATAGGTTTTCCAGGGCCGCGTCCATCTCCTTCCCGAGAGCTGCTAGTCGCGTCTGCATCACCTCGACTGCCTTCTTTTCCGCCAACTTCGCCTTCTCGTAGGCCATCTCGAGGGCGGGCCTCACGTCGCTCCGGCAAAAAAAAATCGTCTCCTCGATTAGCGCATCGGCAGCGGCGTGGAGCGTGTCGGCGTTGAACGAATCGCTGAACTGCTCCGGCGAGATGCCCCGCTCCTGGGCCTGCTGCTCACAGACGACGTAGAGAACGGCACCGAGCTTGAACACGTCCGAAATGTCGCGAAGACACTGCTGCGTCGTAGGGAGGTCGAGCATATCGACGCCGGTGGCGGTCTTGACCCGCTCAAACGTGCCGAGCGTCCCGCGGATATTCCAATGCCGCCCCTCTACGTCGGTGAACGTCTTCATTTTCCGTGGCTCCACTGCTTCAAGGTGAATGTCGCCAGGACGGCATCGTTCAGCGGCTCGTCAGTCGAGGAGTCGCACACGATGAAATCGGCCGTCAACGGCCGCAGGCCGTTAGTGGTCGTAACCGTCACCACGCTGCCGTCGGCCTCGGCAGCTATCAGCTTGGCGGCGTCCGCCGGCTTGATGACGGACACCGTCAATTCCACCGTCCGGTGAGTGACTATCGTGGACTGCGAGCCATGCCCGTACCCGGTCGCTTCGACCTCCTGGGTGCGGCGGGACACAGTCACGTCGCTCACACCCGACAGGATTTGCCCGTCCAGCGTGAATACGCAGTCACGCCCCAGGCGAAACTTGTCAGATGCGCTCGGCACCACTCACCTCGCGTCAGGCGCCGGTCGTGCTCGGCGTCTTTCGCAGCGAAATCGTCCACTCAATCGCGCCGTCCAACTCCTGCGGCTCCGAGATGCTCATGACCTGGAACGTGCCGCTGGGCTGCGCCGGGCCGGTAGGAGACAGCGACATCGTGACGCTGCCGGTCGAGCCCACGGTTGCGGAGTGGTCCAACACGACGACCTCGATCGTGGTGTTGGACCGGACGAACGCGAACTCCTGCTCGTTTCCGGACCCGCGGGTCGTCACGTCGGCCTCGGCCGCAGTCTCCCGATTGACCGTGACGCTTTTCACGTCCTTGTTGGCGATCGAGCTTGCGAACGTGAACGAGGCGTCTTTTCCGAGGAAATATTTGTGGGCTTGAGCCGACATATGGGCGGTTACTCCGTGCGGGGGCGGAAATCGCCCACCTGTACGTCAGTATACCGCAATCAGAGGTTGCCGAAGCCGGCGCGCGGACCGATCGCAGCCTTGAATTGGCCTCCAAAGGGCTTCGCCAGGTCGCCCCGAGCGATAGCCCTCCGCATGGCTGGCTGCATGAACGGACGTGCTGGGTACGTCGCGCGGCTCGTGTGTCCGGCATCCACCCACTTTCCGGTGTTTCGCGGCTTCTGGCCAACGGAAAGACGCCAAAAAATCGGGTTGTATTTCCGTGGGTACTGCGGGACGTATTGCCACGTCGCAAGCATTTGCGTCCCGCCGAACTCATGAAGGTACGGCAGCATCTTGCCCTTCTGCGACGGTCCGACGACGGCCGAATGACTGATCGGGTCGTAGAAGTTCCAGAGATTGCGTCGAAACCCGAGCATATGGCCGTATGGAACGTGCGTGTGCGGTGGCGTCCCCGGTGACGACGGCGGCCGCGTCTTGATCTCGCGTGCCCTTGCTTCGATGGCACGTCGCGTCCGCGCCGTGAGGCCGGGAACGGCTGCGGCCTGGCGGAGATTCATGTTGGGGTTTTGCCGCATGACCTTCAGCTTGGGCTTGGCCATGCCCATCTTGCGAATCGACCGCTTTGCGTGATCCTTGATCCGCATGGAGCCCTTCGAAAGAGCCCGGTACTCCATTTCGCTTAGCGCGTTCTTGACCGCGTCGCGGTCAAAGAAGTTTTTCACACTCGCCCGCATGGCAACGCCGGGGATGCGGAAGCCGCTGCCGAGGCCGGGGAACAGGTTGCCGGTCGGAAAGATTGCCATGCTACGGTCCCGTGGGCGTAGAGTGATCTCGCGGCACCCGGTAGGTGACGCTGATTTGCGACAGAAATACTCTCCGGTCAGTCAGGGAATCGCGGTCGAACGTCGTGGCCATCGTGGCACCGAAATACAGTGCGTTCTCCGGCATGGTTGGCATGGTTAGCACGTTGCTGCGGATGGCGTCGATGATCTCCTCGGCCAGCCGCGTCAGGGCGTCGATCTCCGCGTTGGACCCGTCCACCAGCTTGCCGATGACCACGTCGATTTCGTGCGTGAATAAATCCTGGCCACGCGACGACCGCTCACTCTCAATCGTACCCGGCACCACCGACACCTTGAGGGTGCGTAGGTCCGGCCCTTCGTAGTCCGGCACATAGAGCCGACGAGCCGTGATCGACTCGTATGGCGGCGAGAACGTGTACGCGGACAATCCATCCGCAAGGGCTTCGGCGATCTCGACTGCGACGGATGGCATGACTATGCGGCCCGCGGGCCTTGCTCCTGGGACTGTTGCTCGAGGATGGCGAGATTCGCCGCCAGACGTTGATCTCCTGGGCACCGCTTGAACGCTTCGCGGGCGTGCTGCAGGGCTTCCGACGTGAGGTTCAGCTTGGACGCAGCGATGCAGGCCAGGTCGGGGGCAGCGGCCCCGTAGGCCCGTGGATCGCTTGCGTGGCTTTGGCTATGCGCTGGGCAGAACGCAGCATGGCGGGCGTAATAAAGGCACGACACCCAATCGCCCATCTTCTCGGCCAGTTCCGCGAACGCCAGGAACGCTTCCGGCTCGCGAGGGGCCGCCATGATGGCCTCCAGAAGCCGCGGCTTGGCACGGTCCGGCTGGAGCTTTGCCAGCATCCGGCAGGCATAGGCCCGCTCGGTGGCCGCCCCGTTTGGCATGGCCAGGTATCTCTCAAAGGCTTCGGCGGCCTCGGCGTCGCGGGCATAGTCCAGCTCGCGGGCGAGATACCAGTGCATCCGCGTGTCCAGGGGATTCTCGCGGACCGCCTGGCGGAGCAGCGTCAGGTCGCTTTTGTGGGTCTTGCCTGGCTGGCGGTGATGCCGGATCGTGAACCCGTCGAGTTGCGTCTGCACCTCGTCGCCACTCCAGCAGGCCAGACCCTCGTGCGTCGCCCCCACCCAACGGTAGCCGGCCCGCAGATGGACGCGATCGGACAGGAATCGGACGTTCTCGGACCACTGATACCAATAGCGGCCTTTCGTCGTTTCCGGCCGCCACGCGGCCTCGAGGGCCGCCCGCCATCCTGGGTCGAGGACTTCGTCCAGGTCGAGCCGGATGGCCACGTCCACGTCGGACGGCAGATGGTAGAGCGACAGGTTGTGGGCATCGTCCCACCGCCACGGCACGGGTGCCCCGTGGGCCACCTCCACGCCGCCGGAGTGGAGCAACTCCACCGTCGCGTCGGTCGAGCCCGTGTCGGTGACGACCCGCACGTCGGCCTCGCGGCACGAGGCTTCCCACGCCGTGACGTTCGCGGCTTCGTTCCTCGCTAGTGCGTAGATGCCGATTTTCACAGGAACAACTCCATGGCGAACGCCCGTGCCTCGGCGTCCCTGGCGGCGAGCTGCTCGAACGTGGCCGACCCGCTGAACGTGGCATGGCCGCGGCCGGCGTCGAAATCGACGCCCACCACGTCGCTTTGGTAGGCCGTGGCACCGGCTTTCGCACACCGCAGCCAGAACCCCCAATCAGACCACGCGATTCTGGGCGGCCCGCCCACCCGCAGCCACAAATCCCGCCGTACTGGGCAGGAGCCGGCAAGCGTATTGGCCCTCTGAAGTACGTCGGGGTTCCAGTAGCAATTCCAGACGTGACTCCCGACCTCCCGCTGATGCCACACCAGAATCTCCGCCCCAGCGGCGTCGGCCTTGACCAAATCCGTCAAGGCCGTTGGCGTATAGCAGTCGTCCACGCCAATGACGCTGACCCACGGCTGCGTTGCGGCCTCGACGGCAGCGTTGACCATGGAAACAACGTCTGGCTTGACGCACGGCACGGCGACGGTGCGGACGGTGGCCGGGCCCGGCAGCAGACCGAGCGGCTCA